TGTAGCAGGGCAACCGCGCTCCGCCGCCGGATACACGCGGTTGCCCCGGGTGTCAGGCTACGGCGCTACCGGCAGCGCGGTGGGCTCATCCGAGATGGCAGGAACAGGCGCGGTGCTGCGCTCGAAGTGCATGTGCTGCGTATCGCTGATCGCGGTCAGCAGCGGTTCGAGCGTTTCCGGGGTCGTCGCGTCGCGCCGGATGTCGTACGGACCGACGCCCCACCCGGACCCTGCCGCGGTGCGCGCCGTGATGTCCAGCGTCAGACCCGCGTTGCCTACGGTCCACTCGCCCCACTGGCCTTGCACCACGAAGGGGTACAGCCAGTACCCGAATCCCTCGGACCCGGCGCCGCACTCCTGACCGGGCATCCCTGACCAGAGCTCCAGCGCGAAATTCGCGGTTCCGGTGACAGCCGCGTCGATGCGGTACCCCACCGTGTTCGCGGTAGGTGTCGCATCGTCGGACACCACAGGGTCCCCGGTCAGGATGTTGATCGCCAGGGGGTTGACCCGGCACAGCGTGATCGCAGTGGTGAGCCATCGCAGCGCCGGGTCCGCCTGGTCGTCGATGCAGTTCTGACCGTTGGCGTTGACAACGACGATCTCTTCCGCGTCCTGGTACACGGGTGTGGTGACGACCTGCGCGAAACCGCCCGTCACCAGGGTGGACCCTGCCCCTTCCACGGGGACGCCGCAGACGTCCAGCCGCGTGAGGCGCATCGCCCGGCCACGTGCCAGGCCGGCTGTCAGGTTAGCCATCGCTGTTCTCCTTCTTGGCGCGGGTGCGCCGTGCCGGCTTGTCTTCCTCGCTCACGGACTGGCGGTACCTCTCCCCGAGCGCGTCAGGGACGTGGAATTCGTTGGTCCCCGCCGCCCATACGACGTCACGCGGTTCGTCGGCCAGTGCCAGCAGCGCACGCGCCACCTCGGCCGTCTGACCCTTGCCCGGGACGGGCACCGCGGCCCATCCCTCCCGGGGCTCTGCCATCGGTCATCCCTCCACGGGAACGGTCGGGGCCGCAGTGCTCTGCGGAGCGGCCACGGGGATCTGGACGGCGTGCACGACGCTGCACGGCCAGGAGTGCATGTAGAACCGCTCGGCCAGCGCGTTGTACTGGTTGACCATGCGGTCCATGGTCTGTACGACGTCGGGCGCGTGGACCGGGCCGCGGAGAACGGTCACGGGCGGCGTCATGAACGCCCATACGTGCCCGGCCGCCGGAGCTGCGCCGAGTGGCCCGGTGACGCCGTACCCGGCGCCGTACGACACCCGGGAATTGAGATCCGTCGTCAGCACGCCTGCGCCGCCGCTGCGGCTCACGTAGTCCGTGAGCGCCGCGTAGGCCACGGTGTTGACGTGGACCGTCCCCGCGTAGCCGTGCACCGCGTAGAACGACGCCTCCAGCGCCGCGAGGGCGGCTCCGGCTCCCTGCGCGAGGGGCGTCACGGTGACGACGTCGGCGGCCGTGGTGAGCGCCGGGTCCGTCGCGAAGCCGCCTCCGGTCCACAAGATCGACTCTACGGCGCTCTGCTCCCCGCCGGCCAGGGTGCGGCGTACGGCGTCCGCAATCTCCTGGCGGCTGCGCCCGAGCGTCCCGCACTTCTGAAGCGTGTACAGGAGGTAGGGCGACGCTTCGCCGTACGACGTCCCCTCGGTGAAGGACTTCACCGGGTGCGTGACACAGTTCGCGTCGTACTCCGTGAGCGGCGGTCCGCAGTCCAGTTCGGCCCACGTGGCACCGGCCGCGATGAGGCGTGGACTCAGGCTGTCAGAGACCGTGGCCGCGTCGAAGAGCCCGTAACGGCGCGGTCCGGGCGGTGCCGTCTCGATCAGGTGCCGATTGGCGATGATCGTTGTTGCCATGTCTGCCCCCTCTCAGGGTGTCGGGGGCCGGTCCGCATGGACGACGGACCGGCCCCGGTCCATGAGGGGTCAGGCTGCGGGTGCGGCACAGGAGGTGTAGACCTGCGCTGCGGTGGCGCCGGACGGGCACGCCTGCGCGGTGTACTGGCGCACCTCTCCGCACGGGAAGATAGGCGCGAAGCCCTCTTCCGTGAACAGCTGGGTGAACAGGTTCACGCTCAGGTTGGTGGAGTCGTAGACGTTGGTCAGCGTGACGATGTCCTCACGCGCGACGACGACAGCACCGGCCGGGTAGATCAGGAAGTTGACCGTGTTCGGGAGCCCCAGGATGGGGACGATCGGCGCGGCGATGTCACCCGGGCCCGTGGCCAGCCCCGACTGTGCGTCCTGCCACCCCCGGATGAACTGCGGCCGGATGTTCCGCGTGGTGAACCACGAAACGATCTGACCCTCCGACAGGGTGAACGGGTCGGCGTGCCACGCGTTGCGACGCGAGATGTCGGCGCGGAACTGGGCGATGATCCAGCGAGGCAGGACCACTTCCAGCGTCTGGGAGAAGCTCATGTTCTCGCGTTCGCGCATGTCGATCGCGGCCAGCTCCACCGCGGCGAGAATGTTCGCCGTGGCGCTCGTGTCCGCCGTGGTGCCGGTGCCGCCTGCGCCGCCCTGCCCGGGGATGACGTTCGTCGCGCCGGCGAAGGTGACCACCTGGCCGATGATGTCCTGGTTGAGTTCGTACTGGTGCTTCGTCAGCAGACCATCGGTCCACGTGGAGACGACTTCCGGGTACGCGTGGGACTGGAGGAAGCTTCCGGTGATGCAGGTGATCGCGACGTCAAGGCGCCGGTCGATGAAGTCCGGGCACGGGAGCTCGGTGCAGTTCTTCGTCGTACCGGCGATGACCTGCGCTTCGGTGAGGCGCGTGAACGAAGTGATACTCGCGTCGTTGATCGCCGCCCACGTGGTGTCCCGGGTGTAGTTGATCCCGCCGCGGGGCGCCGTGGTGGTCGGCGCGTCGAAGATCCCGTCCACGTCCCACAGGGAGCAGAGGCTGTAGTCGTTCTCGGACGGGGCGCACCAGCCGGCCGCCGCCGTCAGGGACTCCAGCCCCTGGCCCTCGCGCGCCTTGACGTCCGCCTGCCACGTCTTCATGAGGCTTCCGCCGGACAGACGCTTCTGGTCCCGGGCGTGCTGGATCACGGCGTAGTCGCCGTTCTCGGTGCCCGGGAGCGTGAACTCCGCGCCACGGTCGCGCCGGAACTGGCCGACCGCACGCCGGCTCTTCTGCCCGCCGCCCGGACCGCCCGAGCGGCCGAACTCCTTGAAGAGCTCCAGTGATCCGCGTGTGAGCTCCTGGACCGTGGACGCCTCACCGACTGGACGGCGCAGCACGGCCGCGGCATCGGAGTGGAGCGTGATGGAGAACGTGTCGCCGGTGCGGGGCGCGTCGGCCGGGACCTCGGGGGCCACAGGAGCGCCGTTCGCCATCGCGGTGACGCTGGGCACCTCCACGGGCTGCGCGGCCGTCTCCGGGGCGCTCACCGGCTCCGGGGTGGTCTCGGCGGCCGGTGCGGGGGTGCGGTCCGGGAGGGACGCGAACATCTCCGCGTTCCTGGCCAGGTGATCGGCGCGGACCTCACGCGTGGTGATCTCCGTGTTGAGATCCGCCACCGTGGTGGCCAGGCCGTTGAACTCTTCGATCTCCGCGGCGCTGAACGTAGACGCCTCGCGCGCGGCCAGCTCCTGTCCCCGGGCGCGCGCCGTGGCGTACTGCGTGGCCAGGTCGTCATCGGAGAGTGCGGAGAGATCGGGTGTGGTGGGCTGCTCTTCAGCCATGGTCTGCCTCCGTGGGGGCATCGTCGCGGAAGGGATCATCACTTCATCGCTCCGATGGGCCCACAGCCACGCTTCGGCGCTTGTCACATCGTACGACACGCCGTCAACACGCGGCCGGTACTGCCCCTTTCGGAACGCCGGCCGGGAGGCCATGACTCTCCGTGCCCTCGCTCTGCGGGTGCCCGCAACGTCACGCTGTGTGCCTAGACGGGTTAGACAGGACCTCCGGTTAACCGCTCACGCGTATAGGGAAGATTGAGAGTAACCAGGAGTCCTGTCTAACCCGTCTAGGGTGCTTTGACCTGCGGAAACAGGGTTCTGGGAGGAACCGCACCAATGGCTTACGGTCCCTCCCAAATCGTGACACATCGGACACGGGCCGTATCAGACGCGTATCGACAGTACGCGCATGCCGCGACGCTTCTTGTCATCGCTCTGAGCGCCCATGGCCAGCCGCGCCTCACCAAGACTGGCGTACTGATTCGTACTTCCGTCACCCCAAGTGACTTTGTACTCCGTCACCTTGCCGTCCCCGCCCACTGACCGCGCCGCGCGCCTCGCACCACATCCGCCGCATGCCATGTCAGACCCCTTTCCCTGTCAGCCACTGTGTCCGTATCCATCGGGCCTGAGCAGCCATGTGCGCCGCTGACAGGTCCACCTGCATCTGCACCGGGCCGGCCCCGGTCTCGAGCTCCCCACGCTGCGCCGTGACGCCGAAGCTACCCACCAACGCGCGCTGCTCTCCGGCGCTGAAAGCCACCCGGGCCCGGGGCACCGGGAATCCAGGGGCGTTGACGCTGCACACGGCGATCATCTCCAGCGTGCCCCCGACCCTGCGCCAATCCCCGCTGACCGGGCTGGCCATGAACTGTTCTACCCGCACCGGGTCGGCCGTGGGGAGCATCCACCCCGCCACCCAGATGCCGAACTCATCCTCACCGGCCATTACGCGCGCCACGGCCGACGCGACGTCGTCGTAGTGCGCCTGAGCAGCACGGAACGCCGCCTGTGGGTCAGCGTGGCGGGGACCGGTGACCAGCGTCCCCACGGGCACGGTGCCGCCTCCCTGGACCCGCTGCTCACCGACCATGAAGTGCGAGTACCCGGAGAGGCTGGACGGCGCCGTCACGCACCCCGGAAGCCCTACGTGGCACTCGCCCCACGGTGCGATGTGCCCGAACACCCTGCCGTCCTCGGTCACCGTGAGCGGGGTCAGCCTGTCGGCGTCGGGGTATTCGAACCAGGACGCCGGCGGCAGGGTCTCCACCGCGGCCAGGCGTTCTTGTGTCTGCGCGGCGAACGTGGCCAGGGAAGCGGAGTACGCGCTCCACGAGTCGTAGCCCGCCGGGGCCGCTGCCTCTTCGATCATCGCCGGTTCGGGGTCCAGGGTGATCGACACGTCGGCGAACGCAGGGATGGGGACGAGTGTCGCAGCAGCGATGCGGCCAGAGATCACCACTACGCGGTTCTCTTCGTCCACGACGTATTCCACGTCGTCCATGTTGTCCAGAACGTTCGGGCCCAGCACCCCCGCGTCGATGAGCGTCTGTGCCTCCCTGATGTCGATGTCGTCGAAGAGGTCCACGGACGGTCCGGTGATCCCGGCATCGGTGAGCGCCGCGGCCTCCCCGCTCCCTCGTACGTCCAGAAACGAGCCGGCCCCGATCACCATGCCGTGTTCGAAGCGCAGGGATTCGATACGCCCCACCACCACGGCTCCGCCGTGCCCGTCCGCTGTGCTGCGCTGCCACAGGAGCGGCAGGGGAAGGTCCCGGTTGGTCAGCCCACCCTCGCGCAGGATCCTGCCGTCACCGGTCGGTATGCCGGTGCGCGCCAGTACGGCGCTCCACGTTCTGGGCATTACGGCTGCTCCTTCAAGGCTTCGTGCTGCGCGATGGCGGCCAGAGCTGCCATGGTCCACGCCGCTTGGATCGTGTCGCCCAACGCGTCCCACTTCGGGATGGGCTTGCCGTCGTGCGTCTTGCCGCCCACGGTCGCGTAGTACGCCGCGTAAGCCGTGTGGCCGTGCCCTGACATCCAGTCCGCCACGGTCCACCCCCCCTGCGCTGCTCACGGTGTCCCCTCTCGGTACTGCCTGTTGGTCCAGTCAATGGTCTCACCCAGCACGATGGGCAGGATGGTGCATCGGCACTGGATCACCTCGCGTGCCGGTCCGTTGGGGTCTCCGGGGTAGAGCAGCGCCGCGCCCCCGACCCGGAACGGTTCCGTGAGCAGCGTGCGTTGTCCGTCCGCTTCCTTGTGCGTCGGCCGGGTCCGGGTGTCATCGGTGCTCAGCCAGACCTTGAACGGCGCGACGTCGCCTCGTTCTTCGGCGTCCAGTACGGCGCTGCGGTACGCACCCCCGTTCACCGCCGCCATGGTCTCGGTGCGGGCCACGGTCCGCGCACGGTTGGGCCACCGTTCGGAACCGGTGGCGTTCAGTACCGAATTGACCCGTTGTGTGGTGGTGGGAATGTCCGAACCTTCCTGTATGCCGCGTTCGATTTCTGCGACGATGAGCCCGTACACCTCATCGGGGATCCGGGCCATGCGGTTGCCCGCAGCGTTCAGGAACTCCGCCACCCACGGATCGGAGTCCGGGAGCGGCGCACCGATGATGCGCCGGGACAGGTTGCGTACGGTCTCCCGGATCGTGGGGACGACGCGTACGTTGACGGCGTCGGTCCAGTACTGCTGATGATCCGATACGCGCCCGGGGTCTACGCCTCCGTCGCGCAGTACGGCGGGGCGCACCCGGTCCAGGAATCCGCGCATGGCCCCGAACCATGCACGCCCGGTGCGGCGCTCTCCGTCCGTGATGACGCCGAGCGCGCGCAGCCGGGCCGGGAGCAGCGGATCGTTGCCCGGGGCCGGCGTGGTCACAGCAGCATCCCGAGCGACGCGCGCAGCAGCTCCGGGTTGTGAGGCTCGGCCCCGGTGATCCGGTTCTCCACGTACGCGGCCAGCGTCGTACGCAGCCGCGGCCGGTTGAGCGCGTAGGCGTCCGCCACTCGGTCCGTGAACTGGAAGGAGTCGGCCATGAGGCGCCCGACGTCCGCAGAGGTGCAGGGGATCACCGTGTGGAGTTCGTGC